GTAAGCCTGCCATTGAAATCTCAATGACCCCACACATGGGGGATGTCCCAGTCCAAATGGGTATCGACCGTGTGATGGTGACACCAGATGGTGAGTTAGTTATTGTAGACTTAAAGACTGGCAAGTACACACCATCATCAGACCTACAGTTAGCACTGTATGCTGTGGGTATGGAGAAGACATTCGGTATCCGACCGAAGTATGGTACTTACTGGATGGCACGCACTAACACAACATCACCAATGATTGACCTAGATTTCTACACAAAGAACATGATAGAGAAGATAGTCGGTGACTTTGACAGAGCACGTAAAGATGCACTGTTCATACCCAACTATGGTCACTGCAAGATGTGTGGATTCAAGAAAGAATGCGAATGGAACAAGGAAGGAAAGTAATGACAGAGAAAAACTATGTAGTCAATGTTAAGACTACCAAAGGAACTATCGTCACAGCACGTGGAGATAGTGCGGAAGAACTAATTAGTAACGTCAATGCTCTTGTTGCACAAGGTGCAGCAGATGCCATTGCTACGTTGGAGCAGGTACTAACTGGTGCTACACCAGTGCCACCCAGTAACAGCGCAATCGATACAGTGGTTGCTTCGCTAGGCGGAACAGTAGTAAGTGAAGAACCTATTGCTGCACCACCTGCCTTCGCACCAGTACCACCACCTGTTAGTGCTACGCCAAGTGGGCCAGAGACCGTCACTGACCCGTGGGGCAACCAGTGGACATACGGCAGACCGGATGCACCATCATGTCCTAACGGACCTATGGTACTGAAGCGTGGTATTAATCAAGCAGGCAAGCCTTATGTTGGATTCTTTGACCCAGCAGGTGGACCACGTTGGCAGGGTGAAAAAATTGATTCTAAGCAACAAACAAAACCTGTGTTCGGCGTTAAAGCGTAATCTAATTACTACCTAGGAGATAACATGAAGACACTAATGAGAGCAGTAGGTCGTCCCGATATAGGGGGCGAGCCTATGCCACCAGTGTTTCGTGCATTTGATGATAACCAAATCATCTTCCGTAGAGCAGAAGTTAGTATGATTGCAGGTCAGCCAGGGGCAGGTAAATCCACACTTGCCCTTGCGCTGGCCCTGCGCATGCAAGCACCAACTCTGTATCTATCAGCGGATACTAATGCACACACTATGGCAATGAGATTGTACTCAATGATTACTGGCAATTCACAGTCAGACTCAGAGAAGATAATCTCAGAGAATCCAGAGCAAGCCAAGCAAGCACTAGCCCAAGCACGACACATCTACTGGTCATTCGATTCCAACCCTGGACTTGGTGACATTGATGATGAGGTAACAGCAATAGAAGAACTGTTAGGTGAATCACCTGCACTAATCATTGTAGATAACCTTATGGATGTGGCGATGGATGGTGGCGAGGAGTTTGGTGGTATGCGCTCTGCTATGAAGGAGTTGAAGTACCTTGCAAGAGATACCAATGCGGCTGTGCTTGTACTGCACCACACAAAAGAATCCTACAACGCAGACCCATGCCCACCACGAAGCGCAGTACAGGGAATGGTTAACCAACTACCAGCACTCATCCTTACAATCGGACAACACCAAGAAATGATGGCTGTTGCCCCTGTAAAGAATCGTTACGGTAAGGCTGACCCTTCCGGTAACACACCAGTGTGGCTGCGATTCAATCCTGAGTATATGTACTTGGCTGACCTAGAGGAAGCACGATGAGAAAGAAAAGAATCAAGTGTAACCAATGCCATGAGGAACAAGAGACAGCAACAATCTTTATCCACATAGTTGAATGCGATAGGAATGTAAGACACTACGCAAAGAAACTCATTGCCGAACTGGAACGAGAACTACGTGAGTAAGAGTAAACAAAAGGGTACGTCAGCAGAGACTGCTGTAGTTAACTGGCTTAACAGTAAAGGAAGAAAGCATGTGGAACGACGAGCACTATCTGGCCTTCTTGACAGGGGCGATATTGCTGGCATCCCTGGTGTTGTTCTGGAGATAAAGAACCATCAACGCATGGAACTATCAGCATGGCTGAAAGAACTAGACGTTGAGATGCACAATGACAAAGCAGATACTGGTGTAGTTATACATAAGAAGAAAGGTACTACCGATGTTGGCTTGTGGTACGCCACAATGCCAGTAGGTGTGTGGTATAAACTGTTAGAGGAAGCAGGATACTAATGGAAAAGCATAGCATCTTGGCTGTGCTTGAGCATTATGGTGGGTCTGTTTATCGTGAACGTAATGGATGGCAGAAACTTAAGTGTCCATTCCACGATGACTCACATGCATCAGCCACAGTTAACATAGAAGAAAACGCATTCAATTGTTTTGGATGTGGCATTAAAGGTGACACCTACAAAATCATTATGGAGAAGGAAGGAATAGGGTTTCGTGAAGCAGTCAAAGTCGCAGAAGGAATCACTGGGCAGAGCAGCAATACACTACGCAAAGCACATAGCAGGAGCGGAGGACTATCTGGCAAGACGGGGAATCACCTTAGCAGACGCGCATACAGCCCACCTGGGCTTGGTCGTAGAGCCTCTACCAGGTCATGAGCAGTTTGTTAATAGGTTAGCAATACCGTACATGACACCTACTGGTGTGGTGGACATTAGATTCCGCAGCATGTATGGGGAAGAACCTAAGTACATGGGCATGTCAGGTACAGAGACAAGGTTATACAACGTTGGAGCAATCAGTCAGGCAACTGACTTCATAGCAGTATGTGAAGGAGAGATAGATGCAATCACGCTCACGCAAAAGTGTGGTATCCCGGCAATTGGGGTTCCTGGTGCTAACTCGTGGAAAAGACATTACTCGAAACTCTTACAAGACTTCGAGCGTGTCTATGTCTTTGCGGATGGCGACCAGCCAGGTTCGGATTTTGGTAAGAAACTGGCGAGAGAAGTTCAGGGAGTTATTGTAATCAACATGCCCGATGGTGAAGATGTTAATAGTATATTCAACAAACAAGGAACAGAGTTCTTTAGAGAGAAGGTAGCAGCATGAGTAAGATGAAGAGTGAGTGGGAAGATGAGTACTTCGGCGAAGGATACGTTTACATCGCAGGAGATTGGGGTCATACTGAACCTACTAAGGGACTTCGGGATAAAGATAGAAAGCGCGAAGAGGCTAAGCAACGACACCCTTCTTCAGGTAACAGTAAGTTTGCCGAAGAAGAGGTAGAGGATTTCTGCCTTAAGTTTGCACTGTATGACATTCAGGATGAACTGGCAGACATCTTGCTAAGCAAGCACAATGACTATGGTCCAAAGAATATTACAGATGCACCAGGCGGTGCGCTCAATGGTATTCGTGTTCGTATGCACGACAAGATAGCACGACTGAATAACTTAATAGATAACAACAAAGAACCAAAGCATGAATCAATCCGAGACACACTCGTGGACATCGCTAACTATGCAACCATTGCAATCATGGTCATAGATGGTGTATGGGACACTGAGTAAACAGATAAGGAAACAACATGAAGCGTATCGTAGTACTATCAGACATGCAAATACCGTATCAAGATAAGCGTGCAACTCGTGCAGTTATGAACTTTGTTGCAGACTACGAACCAGATGAGTTGTTCTGTGTAGGTGATGAGGCTGATAGCCCAGAACCGTCACGTTGGAACAAGGGTTTGGCTGGAGAGTTTGAAGGAACTCTACAGAAAGGTCTAGACGAAACAACAAAAGTAATGACAGGTTTCAAGGAAGCGTTAGGCGACAAGCCTTTCCATACAATGAGGAGTAATCATGGAGACAGAATTCAGAACTACGTCACACGATTTGCCCCTGCTCTTGCATCGTTACGTGACCTTGAGTATTCCAAACTTCTTAGGTACCGTGAGAATGAAATTACATATCACAATAAATTTTATCAGTTCACCCCAGGATGGATTCTCGCTCATGGAGATGAGGGTCGTGCCAACAAACAACCTGGTGGGACTGCTCTTACCCTTGCTAAACAAATTGGGGCTTCGGTTGTCTGCGGTCACACGCACAAACAGGGTATACAACATGAACACACCGGCTTCGGTGGTCAGATTAGACACAAGTTATATGGGGTGGAAGTTGGCCATCTCATGGACCTATCGCAAGCGCACTATCTCGGACAGACTGGTGCTAACTGGCAACAGGGATTCACTATACTCTACAGTCGTAGAGGTAATGTGACTCCAGTAAACGTGCCAATCAATGGTCGTTCCTTTGTCGTTGAGGGTAAAGTTTATGAGTTCTAATGATAATTTTGTCCAAGAGTATGAAGGAATGGTTCGACAGATTGCATCCGAATATCATCGCAAGTATCCAATGGTGGAGAAAGCAGATTTAGAACAAGAGATTTGGTTATGGTTTGTCCAGCATCCACGCAAGATGGAAGAGTGGACAACTACACATGAGTCTAAAGACTCTGACAAGTTGATTGCTCGCTCCCTCCGGAATGCTTCGCATGACTACTGCATTAAAGAGAAGGCACGAGTAGAAGGGTATGCACCTGATGATGTGTTCTTCTACAAGAAGGAGTTCATCAAGATGATGATTCCTGCTGTGCTATCTGATGATTGGCAGAAGGTAGAGAACAGCATGGCTAACATGGGTCGCACCATGAAAGCACCGTCGGAGTCAGGTGACTTCATGGCTTATGCTGCGGATATCAAGAAGGCATTCGAGGAACTCGAAGAGAAGGAACAGAACCTAGTGTTCTTGTTCTATGGTGAGGATGTCGATTCCAAGACACTTCACGAGATGGTTAACAACGAACGACCAACTGCTAGGGCTACGGCTATGGCAGCCAATCGTTCACTAAACAAGATGGTTAGGAAACTAGGTGGCTTCGCACCACAGAGGGACAATGATTATGTGGAACACAAAGAAGAAGATTCAGAAATTGAAGAGGGAACAATCGCTGGAGTTAGAGAAAATTCGTAATAATTTCTACGAAGAGATTGATGACTTATGGTTTAGAGTTTACAAACTAGAGAGGAAAGAAGATGATTTGCCAAGAGTGTCAGAGGGCAGGAGATGCATCAAGATTATCCTCTGAGTATACTTTAGCCCACATGTTCCGAAGGGAACTATGGTACAAGGCTAAGACCTTACATGCTATGTGTAAGGCAGTAGATTGTTACTGTCAGCATTCAGTTAAGGCTATAACTTAAAAACAAAAAGACCCCCCTTGGATTTCTCCTTGGGGGGTTTTCTTGTTTGTATAACTTATGCGGAAAGGATATCCTTAGGGTCTAGACCGCCACCCTTTTTCCAACCTGGTCCTGCTTGCAGTTCCATGTGGAGATGAGCACCGGTTACGTTTCCGTCTGCTCCAACCTTACCAATTACATCGCCAGCCTTTAGAGCCTGACCTACCTTGACACTGTTAGAAGATAGGTGAGCAAAGAGAAGATGTCCACCTGCTACCTTCAGCAGTACTGAGTGCGAGCCGAAGGCTGCACCCCATACTTGACCAACCTTGGCTACCTTGCCATCAACAGGTGCAACTACAACAGCACCCTTAGGTGCAGCATAGTCCACTCCCTCGTGGCGACCAGAGGACCACATCTTGCCAGCAACTCCGAAGGGTGTCGTGACCTTATACTTCTTATCTTGCATCGGTGAAGCCATTAGTCTTCATCCTCTTCTCTTAGTGGAATAGTTACAAGCCAGACTAGAAAACTGATACCAGTAATCAAGCCAGTTACTTTTTTTGCACTGCCTTCTAAAGTAAAGTAAGCAATGGCAAGACCACAGAAAGTATACGTTTCTGCAGTAATCTTCTTTAGATATTTCTTTAGCCAGTTAATCACTTGACTCTCCTAATTTGGGCTAGTTGTCCAACAATGATTGCGGATACAACAACACCTTGAGATGTCTCACGTGATTCTGGTGTCATGTCTGCACCAATATTGCTTATCGCTTTCAATGCTTTACCTGGGTCTGTAAATAGTACGTTAAGTAACTCAGTTGTATCGTCAAAGATTTCAATGGCATCTGCTACTTCAGCAGTCAAGATGACACCGTTCTCCAACATAACTGGTTGCTCTGGTGGTAAGTCTTCATAGTCCAAACCAGATTCAACAAGTGCTTCAAACGTAATTGCTTCACCTAGAAACTCCTCAACCAAGGCATCTGCTACAAGTTCACGTTCTGTGTCAGTGAGTACACCATCTGACATGGCATCATCTATGACTTCTTGTGTAACTTCTTCTAGGGTTGGTTCATCTTGTACAACTTCTTGTACAGGTTCATTAGTTACCTCTGGCTCAGGCTCCACGGTAGGCTCTACAGTAGGCGTAGGAGGCTCTATAACGGATTCTGAGGGACTTTCAGACGGTACCGGTACCTCAGGTTCAGGAACAACATCTAACTGGGAAGGGCTAGGTGTGGGTTCTAGGGTCTGAGGTACTTCTGGTAGTATTATTGTAGTGGGACTTGGTTCTACTGTAGGTTCAGGTGTAACGCTAGGCGTTACTACTGGTTCAGGAGATAGTGATTCACTTTGAGTAGGTTCAGGTATTGGCGTTGGCTCTGGGTCCAGAGTTGGTTCAACGCTTACGACTGGCTCAGGGCTAGGACTTGGCACAGGTTCTAAGATAGGAACCACACCATTGTACCAACGCAGTGGAGAATCTAAAGGAAGATTGTCTCTTACATATAAGTTGTAAGATTGTGCAAATCCACCTTCGCAGAACAAACGTGCTATGTCACCCTTGCCATCAAAGAAACTATTACTGTTATTCCAGCCAATGGAAAATGTTTGTTCCGTTCCATCATCTTTGCCACAGGTAACTTCAGCAATAGCCTGTTCAGCAAACGCACTTGCTGGTGAAGACACCATGAACATACTTGCTATAAATAAAACAATCCCTATGCGGAATAGTTTATTCAATTACTTCTTAGAACCTTTTTCGTAGGATGCAAAGATTTCATCTACTTCATCAGCAGTTAACTTGCCATCTTCTAGGTATGCACGACATAACTTCTCAACGATAACTGCGCAAGCACCGATACCTGCCATGGCTGCAGACTTCCATACCTCAACGCCGAGGATAGAGCCAGCACCGATTACACCAAGACATGCTACAGCGAATGCTGCTGCAATCTTCTTAGCAATTTCAACCATTATAGTTTCCTAACTGTTACTAGCAACAAGCCACCGTAGCCGTTGCTATCTTTATCTGGGGAAGATTCGTTAGTGAAACGAACCTCTTCAATTACACCTTTGAATGATTCACCAGTACGGTAATCTTTAATAAGAACAAAGTCTCCAATGGATTCAAGTTCTTCTAGAGTTTCAACAACTTCACTTGCTCTACCCTTGTAGCCAAACTGTCCATTGTACTTATCCATTTCAATGTCATAGCATGACAATGGGAACTGATACATTCTTTGACGTGGCACACCAGGTATAGACTTTAACTGGTATGACTGCAGTACGGGATAGTTTGTTATAGGTGAACCATTGTTGAGCGTGAATTTTATTGCAATAAATTCTTGACCACCACGAGGCTGATTTAATTCAATGTTCTCATCTACTGATGAAGAGTCAAGGGTAATTATGTCATACGAATTACCAGCATTATCAATGGTCTGAACAGCAATACCATCACCACTTGCTATAAGTCCACGTGTCTGTAGATACTTAAAGAACTTAGGTTCAACGGTACCGTAACGAATCTTACCTGTTTGTAACCAGCCAGATGAACGGTAGTTGGTTGTGTGTTCTACCTGTAGTTCTCCTGCTGCTCCACCCTCTTCAATAACCATGACTAGACGGTCATTAAGATTGTAAACTTCCGTGCAATCAGAACTATCTGGAGTTGACTGATACTCTAAATCGTATGCGTAAGCAAATGTTCCATCATCAAACTGCTGTGACAAGTCAATACGAATAAGAACGCCATTAGTGTTGCCAGAGTTATCTACTTTAGTTGCAGCATAAATATAACTACCACGTTCAGTAAAGCCCTTAACTGCATAACTTGTTTCAATTAGCAGTGGACCCATAACTAGGTCACCATTGGCGTTAACTTGACAGATACGAACACCCTTATTTGTTCCAACGGCAAGATATCCTAAATAAAAATGTATTGCGTTAACAAGTTCACCATCTGGAAGCGACAAGGACATTGTTGCCCCAGGCATGTCTAATGCATTAGTTGTTTCATCAAAATTAACACGCCAAATTTCACCATTGTTACCACCATTACCTGAAATATAAACAGGACCAGGTGAGCCAGTAACATCATTCCATTTCCAGTTTGTATTAATGTGAGTTGCATAATTTGCCAAGAAAGCGGAACCAAATGTATCAACAGTACCAGAACCATGTGCTGCGGAGGTTGGTGTTCTATCAGTAACCATAACTCCAACTTTGTTGTCATGTCCAAAGAACATAAAACCTTTGGCATATTTAACAAAAGCATTGGATGATGCAGAACCATGATATCTAAAGTAAATGTCATCTGAAGTCAAAGTTCCAATGGTTCCCTTATGTACGCAATGAGAACACACTGCATAGTAAGTTGAACCATCACTAGCCACGGAATAGAACGGATAGTCGGTACCACTATGACCATCTGGATATGTTGCACCAGCGGTGTAGTTTGCAGTAGTAGCCGAAGAGTTGCCGTTAAGAGTAACCTTCTTTAGAATACCATTACCATCACCAGATACAAGAACATCATTGGTTCCATCATTTCCAGTAGTAGCGTTTATACCTTGTGCGCCAGTATAAGCATGGAATACATCCTTGTGTAAACGCAGTTCACCTACAGTCCATACATCCACACCACGAGAGTCATAGAATCTATGGCTTACATGCTGGTAGTCAGTACCTGGTTCATAGAACTCAATGCCAGCACCGTTGTGCCATGATGTTTGTGAACGCACCCACCAACCAGTAAGCGACTGCTCACCTGGTTCTTGGCTGTTATCAAATTGGTCCTTCTTGTACTGTGCAGTTTCACGACGGTAAGGATTCTGATTGTCAACTTTTAGGATGAATGGAATGTTAGCAATAGAAACATCGTAAGCAACATCTGTTAAATCAAATGATTCCCCACTTGCAGTGTACGAAATGTCATACTGAAACTCTTCGGTAATGTCATTATTAACTGTCATTACTTAGCCTCTAGTTCTGCTACCTTAGCCTTTAGTGTCTGCACTTCTGCAGATAATTCCTGAACAGACTTAATCAGTGGAGCAATAAACTGTTCGTAAGAAATAGATTGATGTGAGTCAGGGTCAGACAGGTCATCTTGAACCCAACCAGCAAAATCATCTACACCAGAATCATCAAGTGCTTGCTTAACTTCCTGAGAAATAAGACCATAGTGCTTACGGACACCCTCACGAACTTCATAAGTCTTATTGCCATCAGCATCAAGAATTGGTTTGCCTTCTTGGTCAATGATTGCTTTCTTTTCGCCAACTTTCCAGCGATAGGAAACAGGGCGAAGGTCATTAATAAAGTCAAGACCAAGAGGTGAGTCGTTAATGTCTAACTTATCTCGTTCATCAGAGGAGGAGATTGTTGTATTAACAGCAAAGACACGTGTCCACCTACGGGAACTTGAACCATTCTGTGTATCGTTATCTGTCATTGGGCGACAGTATCCAACTCCAGCAGAGTCATATAGTTCTACGTATGCAGTACGAACAGTACCTGCGCCTACATAATCTGGATATATGTTATCAATAAACGATTGAGTGCCAAAGTAATCAGCAGTCGTTATTGAAGCGGAACTTAAAGACGTAGATGCACCAACAACAACAGAACCAGTAAATGTAGCACCAGAAAGATTTGCTTTACCATTAAGAGCGGTTTGAGTAGCAGTGGACACGGGCTTATTTGCATCAGTAGTGTTATCTACGTTACCTAGTCCAACCATGCTCTTGCTTACACCACTTACGGTTCCAGTAAATGTTGGATTAGCAATAGGAGCCTTGGTGTCTAACTGAGTTTGAATAGCAGAAGTAACACCGTCAACGTAGTTAAGTTCTGCAGTAGAAGCGGTAACACCATCAAGGATGTTAAGTTCAGCAGCAGTAGAAGTTACGCCATCAAGGATGTTTAATTCAGCAACACTGGCAGTAATGCCATCAAGAGCATTTAGTTCCGTTGATGTAACAGTTAAGGCAGAGCCACCATTAATTGTTCCACCAGTTATTACTGGACTAGTTAATGTTTTGTTTGTAAGTGTTTGTGTTTTTGCTGTACCAACAACGGAACCTTCACCAGAAGCAATACCGTGAACAGACTTAGCGATAGTCGGTCCAGTTACACCAGTATCAACACCATCATTTTTAATTGTGTATGCTGATGCTGCTTCCATATGGTTCTGTGGTTCTTGCATATCACGTGGGGTAATCATGTGCTTAATGACTGCACCAGCATTATGAGATGTTGAACTTGTTCCATCTTGACCACGAGTAATGTTTAGGACTGCACCACCCTCAAGACTTCTTACAGTTACAATTTCTTCAGATGCAGTATCTGGGTCAATAACAAGGGTGTATGGATATACTGTTGGCAGTGTTGTTATACCTGGTGAGTTTAAGGTTAACGTATCTGCAGTTATACTAGCAAGTGTTTTAGCCGTAGCAGTTGAACTATATTGACGGGATGCCATGATTTACCTTATCGGGTGAAGTGGATGCGGATAGGATTACGGTCATTAAGTTTTCTTGCTTCTTCGGCAAGACGCTTATCGTAAAGAGCGAGTAAATATTTAGATGCATTGGTACCAGCACCATAGGCACGACCAGCAATTTGTGATTGTTGGTCAGATTCAGCAGAACCAAAGGTCAAACGACCTGGGTCAATGAATGATGCTAGACGTGCAGATGCACCAAGAACAATGACATCTTTGCAGGATGCAGGCAAACCAGTAACCGTTTCAAAGTCATCATCGTTAGAGTCCATTACTGTAGGAGCAGCAGTGTAAAATACCTGTACGGTTCTTCCAGGCTCGACACCAGAATACAAACTAATAGTATTGCGAGAATTAAAGGAACTAGTATTAGCCATAGGGTCAACCCGATAGCCACGAATAGGAAGCCATTCTTTAGATGGGCCAGTAGTTTCATAAGATACTCCAAGAACTGTTTCTACTTCTTCTGGTAAAGCATAGGTTGACTTTGCTGTTGAGAATGAGAACGTGTGTGTACCTGTGGTGTATAGGTCTGGGAAGGTTGCAAGTAAGGTTTCGTTGATTGCATCCTTAACATCCACAGATGGGACTGTTGGAGAGATGATTACACGTGCGCCAGTCTGATGTGTTGCTGCAGATGTACCGTTGTATCCACGACCATATGGTGGGATGTTTAGTGTACCTGAAGAACGGTCATAGGAGTCAACGTAGATAAGTTCATCATCAATCTGGATGATACCAGTTGAGATGTTCTGTGCAGATGCAACACTAATTGTAGTTGCCGTTGCATTTGCTGCAGCAGTGAGATGTGTCTGACGGTCTTGACGTAGCGTAAACCCTGCTAGTTTACGTACAACCTCATCAGTCATAGAACCGAATGTTGCCATTACCATTTCACCTTATCTGCCCAGTATGCTGCGGACATTTTGCCTTTATTAATATTAGATGCGTGACGTGCCTTGAATGACCGTCTACGTGCAGCATAGGATGCTGACTCCCCAGATTTCTTTGGGGAGCCAGACACACCCTGCTGACCAAAGCGAATAGTCTTAACCTCAGTGCCAACTTTAGCCACAACAACGTGTGACTTCTTAGGATGGTTAGGTGTACGCTTTGGCTTGTTGTAGCCAGAAACACCAGCACGTGCTAGACGAGGGTCCTTCTTGACTGCCATTGTTACTTCTTGCGACCTGAGTAGTTAAGTCCACCCTTAGTCATTGCCTTGCCCTGAGCCTTAACCTTGTTCTTTACGCCAGACTTAACTGGCATTGAAGGCTTAGTGGCTGAGTTAGTCTTTGCTGCTTTAGTACCGCTAGATGTTACCTTCATTCCAGTTGACTTTCCTGCCTTAACATCTGCTTTGTTGCTTTTGTTAAATTGAACTGCGCCTTTATTGCTTACTCGCAACTCACGTTTGCGCATTTTGCTAGCAGTACGCTTAGCATTACGAGTATCATTCTTATCGAAATCAGCCATGTTACTTACCCTTCTTGGTTGTGCGAGGCATGGCAGGAACTGCTGGTACCTTCGGCATGTTGTAGTTTACTTTTTGTGGGGTAAAAGATGAACCTTCTACCTTTGGCATTTCATGCTTGTAATTTATGTGGTTACATCCACAGTTAGCACACATTATTGTTTCCTCGGATTTCTTGGAACTGGAACAGACTTTGATTTGTTTCTACGGATTCTGGCTGCATTCATTTCTCCAGCCTTCTTCATGCCTTTAGTTGTACCAACTGCAGCAACACCAGTACCAACTACAGCAGCAGCCTTACCTCTAGTGGTTAAGTTTAATGGCTTTTGTGCGGGCTTTGCTGGCTTAGCAGGCTTGACTGGCTTAGGATTCTTTGCTTCAGCACCAGTTCTAATGTCATATACCTTTGCCTTAGCACCTTGATTAGGTAAACCTTTTCCAGCAGGATGCTTCTTCATAGCATCTTCTTTGGTTACCTTTGGCTTCTTTGGCTTACCGCCTCTACCACCACCACCGGAACCACTGCTTCCGCGACCAATTCCTCCACCACCACCGGGACCTCTAGCAGCCATTACTTACCAGCCTTAGTTGCTCGCTTAGCAGCAGCCTTCTTGTTAGCAGCACGAGTAGCAGCAGCCTTAGCGTTACGCTCTAGTCTTGCCTTCTCTGCAGCCTTAGCATTTGCCTTACGGGTTGCAGCACCTTGCAGTCCAGTAGCCCTTTTCTTGCTAGCAGCAGCAACTGCTTGCTGTGTGTTGCGCATCTCTGCTGCTTTTTTGGCACGAGGTGCCATGTTCTTTGCAGCATCACCGTAGAATTTTGCAGTGTCCTTTGCCTTGTTAATACCACTTGCCATCTTTGCACCAGTAGCAACCGCACGACCAGCACGAACTGCTG